AGTACATGTTATTGATTTACCTGTTTCTTCATCAGTTATTTTTAAAACTTCAGCTGATTCATTCATTAATGCTGAATTGGTTATTTTTTTATATTCTACCGTATTATTTTCAATATTTTTACTTAAAACTTCAATATTAACTTCATGATTACCTAATAATTCAACAACATCTTTTATTGACATAATTAAATTATCAACACCATCAATATTGACAGTTAATTTAGTATCACCATCAACACATAAATTACTAGAGTGAATAACACCCATATTCTTTTGGTTTGATTTGATATTAGCTGAATCTTTAAAACACATATAAGGCATTCCGCTTTCAATTTGTGCTTCTAAGACTTTTAACCATAAATCATGTGCTTTAATCTTAGTACCAATTCCAAGTTCTACAGCCTTATTATACTCTTCTTCATACTCAGCACCATAAATCTCATAAAATGGTTTTAAACCAGCCATTTTGATATCATGTGGACAAAATAAATACCAATCAGTATTTTCTTCTACTGCTCTCATAAAATTATCTGGAATCCAAAGTGCAGAAAATAAATCTCTTGCTCTAAGTGTATCATCACCAGTTTTCTTTCTCATATCCAATACATCGAAGATATCTTTATGCCATGGTTCAATATAAATAGCACATGAACCAGGTCTTTTACCTCTTTGATTCCAAAATCTAAGAGCTTCATTTATTACTTTAAGGTATTTGAATATACCACCAGCTTTACCATCAGAATTACCAACGTTTGTTTCTCTAGAACGAATATTTGAAACGGCTAATCCAATACCTTCAGCTTTAGAAGATGAAATGGATATTCTACCTAACATTTCTAATAACCCTTCAGTTGAATCATCTGGTACAATTGATAAATTACATGATGCAATTTGACCAATATTGGTTCCAATGTTTATTTTTATTGGTGTTGCTGGGGATTCCATTTGATTACTTAAATCATTGTATTTTTCTCTAAAATCATCAGCATTATTGGTTACCATAAGAGCAACACGAACATATAATTGTTGTGGTCTTTCTACCAATTGCCCATTTTTAATTTTTAAAAGATAAATGTCTTTAAGTGAACACCAACCAAAATAATCAAAATTAAAATCTCTTTTATAATCAATTACCGATTCAATAAGTTCAATATTTTCTTTTACTTTATTGTAATAGAATTCACTTAATAATCCAGCGTTATATTGTTTTTTGGTTGCTTTCATGAAATTATCTTCAGTTTCTTTATGAAGTTTACTGATAGATATTTTAGCAGCCAATGTTGAATAATCTGGATGGTTCATTGATAATGACTCAGCAACTATTGATATTAAATCATCAACTTCATTTGTAGTCATGTTATCAGCAATTCCTTGTGTAACTTTTAAGAACAATTCATCGGGGTTAACTTTTAACCCCTCTGATTGTTTTTTTATTCTTAATAAGATTTTATTTGGATTAAAATCTATTTTCTGTCCGTTTCTTTTTATTACTTGCATAGTTTATTTATATTTCTTCATCAAATGAAATAGCACCAGATAAATCAGCCGCTTTATACTCTGAGGACCTTCCTTCAAAGAAATTTTGTTTTGTTTTAAGTGTGATTTGATTCATAAACTCAAAAGGATTTTTTGAGTTAAATTCTTTTTCACACCCTAATTGACCCAATAACCCATCAACAACAAATTCTAAATATTGCTTCATTAAATCAGCATTCATTCCAATCAAAGAAACTGGTAAAGATTCAGTAATGAATTCTTTTTCTATTTCTAATGCAGATAATAAGATTTCTCTAATTCTATCTTTAGTTGGTTTGTTCACAATGTGATTATTCAATAAATGTATTGCAAAATCAGCATGTAATGCTTCATCTCTAGAAATAAACGTATTTGAATCACAAAGACCTGGCATAAGCCCTCTAGATTTTAAATAGAAGATGCTACAGAATGAACCTGAAAAGAAAATACCCTCTACAGCTACAAACGCAATTAATCTTTCCACGAATGACTCTGATTCAATCCATTTAAGTGCCCATTCAGCTTTCTTCTTAACTGGTGGCATATATTCGATAGCTTTGAAACACTCATTTCTTTCTTTGGTATCTTTGATGTAAGTATCAATAAGAAGTGAATACATATGACTATGAATATTTTCCATCATAATTTGAAATCCATAAAAGAACTTTGCTTCTGGATATTGTACTTCATTTAGAAAGTTTATTGCTAGGTTTTCATTTACGATACCATCTGATGCCGCAAAAAATGCTAATACATTTTTAATGAAAAATCTTTCATTATCATTAAGTTTTTTATTCCAATGCTCTAAATCTTTGGATAAATCAACTTCTTTTACTGTCCACATTGCTTCTTGTTCTATTTCATAATAATCCCACAAATCTTGGTGTGTGATTGGGAAAATAACAAAACGTTCTGAATTTTCTTTTAATATTGGTTCTATCATTATTTTTATTTTAATTATTAATTATTTGGTTTTTCAAATAGGTCACTATTTAATAGTGTATTTTTAGTTTGTATAGCACCTATCACTGAATTTACTCTTTGTTGACCTTTAACTTCTACATTTTTTTTATATTCACTACGACTAGAACCATGTTTATTTGTACCCATTTCTATTTGAATTCTTGCATTATCAAATACAATATCTTCAAATACCATCCCAGATTTACCAAAACGAGATTTAAGAACTGCCATAGTAGCTGTACTTTTATCTTTTTGGTCTAGTGTTTTAGCTATAGACACAACAAAGTGTCCAATTTGTGCTTTTTTAATTGAACCACCCATTTGGTCAGCTTCAACAATATCAGCTTTAATAGAACTTCTATTACCTTGTACAGCTGTCCAACCAGCAATATCTAATTCGGATAACATAGTTTCAAATTGTCTCATAACACTACCTTCACCAGCATTTACATCATCAAATCTTCTAGATGGTTCAACACAATCAATATAATCTAATACGATTAAATCTGGTCTAAAACCAGTAGCGATTAGTTTTCTAATGTATTGTCTAATTATTGGTATTGTCGTTCCATCACTAGAGAATTTTTTAAGTTTTAATTCTCCACCATTACTTTTGTTCATCATTTCTTTAACCATATCTTTTATCTCTTCTTTATGAATTGATAAACTATTAAGGTCATATTCTGACCAACATGATAAATGTTTTCTTTGAATTACCTTTGGGTTATCCTCAAAAAATATTTGTAAAACTTTATTACCATCAGTCATAGCTGTATTAGCTATTTTAGTCATCATAGTTGTTTTACCTACTCCAAATGGTGCTAGAATTATTGCTAATTCAGTTTTTGATAAACCACCATCCATTACTTCATCTAATCCTTCAATACCTGTACGTATTGGTTTTCTAAAATCATCAGCTAAAACTGAATCTATATCATCAAATACACTCATACCATCATCTTTACTATCACCGTGTTCCAGTGCTTTTCTTAATTTACTTTCACATTCTTCATAATTATCAATATCACCCTTGCTTATGATTTTATTTATTTCAGCAAGAGCTTTCATAAGCTCATGTTGTTTACAAAATTTCATAGCAGTTTCTTGTACCCAAAGAGTATCGTTCAAATCAGCTTCTTTTATTCTTCTGAGTTGCGTTAAAGCATAACGTCTTTGGAAATCATCCTTAACATCTTCGAGTAATCTAAATTCTAGACTATTAATATCTGGAATTATATCATCTTTTGCTTTGGCATTTTTAATAGCACCAACAACAATTCTTAAGTATTCATCTTCGAAATAATTTGGATTAACAATATCTATTATCGCATTACCGAATTTTCTATCGGTAAGTATTTGGGCTATTAATCTAAGTTGATAATCTGCTCCTAAATACCCTAAATTACTTCTGTCTATTTTTGCCATATTTTTTTCTTTCTTTTAAAACTTTGTTATTATAAATATGCAAAAGCATCGAATTAGTTCGATACTCTTGCATTATTTTTTACACTTAAATAATATCTTATTTCAGTGATAATTTCTTGGATAACTTCTCTAATATCAACATTGATTTTAGGGTTTAATGTGAAATATTCATTAGTGAATTCAACTCTAAGTATTGATTGAGTATCAACTTTAATCTCAAATTGAAACATATCACCTTTCTTTGGTGGTGTTTTATAAGAATCTTCATTTTGAGCATAATATGGTTTATAATTATCCCATAAATAATCAACTGATTTTCTTTTCAAGTAAGTTGGTATAATACCATAATCTACACTAGCTACTGACTCAGCCAATTCTTTTAATGTGTTAATATTATCTAATTCTTTACCCATATTAGATTTATAAACTCTAGCCTTTGCTTCATTTAATGGTGCTAAATTCTCATCAAAATCTCTAATTTTGAAATATCTCTGACAAATAATATTGTCATTAACGAAGAATGAAAATTCAAATCTTTCCACTTCTACTCTTTTTTGTATTTCTATTGTTTGTGACATACATTTATTTTATTATTATTATCGTTATTTATTTTTTTCTTCTCTATCGATTAATTTTTTGAAAGGTACTAAATACTCTGGATATCGATATTCTCCTATTTCTTTGTCTATACCATGACTTTTCATCATTTCAAATACTTTCTTGAATTCCCTGTTTTCGGGTAGTAGAGAACCATTTTTAAGTAGTTCTAACGCTCTTATTCCATCTAATGTCATCATTGGGTTAGATAAATTTACTAATTTTTCATTTATTTCGTAAATTTTATTACCTTGTACACCATCAGTTACGGCATCTATAATATTTTGCAATACTTTAAGAGGTTTCTGTTTTGTTGCGATTCTTTCTTCTTGTTGTTTCCTAGCTTGTTCTATAATTTCGTTTAAAGTTACTTTTCTTTCTTTCAACTCAGGAAAATGGGTTAGTAGTGTCGTTTCACCAGAGCCTTTTATTCCTTTAATA